TAACTTCTTCCTTAACTTCTTCTTCCTGAACATTACTTAATTCGCGCTTCCTTGCTGTCCAAGGGTCATCTTGAGCAAGTTCTTCGGCAATATCACCACCCTTCTTATTTTTAGCAATACCTTCATTACGACGCTTTTCAAAAACTTCATCCCTGTCATCCATATTCTTCTTATATTGCTTCATAAGGGTATTGAGTTGAGTTTCAGTATATTCTTGGTCTTGGAGGTCATTGGGATTGGGCGACCAAGGACACCAGCAACCAACCTGAGCGATATAAATATCAAACTTATTATCGACCTTCTTTAAGAACTCACATCTATTCTTGGCCTCCTCAATGGTATCAAAAACACCTCTCACCTTAATACCACGAACACTTGTGGCGAAATTATTTTCACGATGGAAATCCTTTTCAATCTCATCAGCATTCACTGATTTATAAAACTTAAATTGCTCATTAAGTTCCTTTGCTTCAAAAATATAAGCGTGATTATTCTTAATGGTCTCAACGAGTTCTTTTGAATCGGGATACTTGAGTTCAAGATTATCAAGGAGGGTCTTCATATCCTTGCCGAATTTATCAAGAAATTTAGAGAAATAATAAACTTCCTTATTTGCAAGGACATCTTCAGGGCTTAGGAAGGACAATAAGCAATAATTTTGATTTCTAATCGGCTTATCTTCATCTAAGAAATCAACTTCTTTGGTAGATACGAGGGTTTCTTCGGTAGTAGTCATTACTATTTAATAATTATAATAAAAATCTTATATATTTTTTATTTTCTTTTTATTTAGTATAAAAGGAATAGTGAAAATGGGAGGTGATGCAACATATACCTTTGATATCTGGGAAGCCTTAATTCGCATACTTAAATACGCCATAGAGGCTTTAATGGTCGCTTTAGCTGCTTATTTATTACCACAGCAAAAACTCAAATTCAGTGAGATATGGATGATAGCCTTAACTGCTGCCGCCGTATTCTCCATCTTTGACCTCTTATCCCCGTCCATCTCTGCTGGTGCTCGTCAAGGTGTCGGTCTTGGAGCAGGTTTCCGCCTTATAGGCTTCCCTGCTTAGAGGGATGGTATAACTGTATAGTTCAATTCTTCGCATATTTTTTTCCATATTTGGTCTTGAGCGTATAATTTTTCCCTGCTTTTGAGTAAAGGAAAAAACTTTAAATACTCATTCAGTCCAAGTATTTGAAAGAATTTATATAAGACATAACTATAAGAAAGGAAGTTCTTTCGCTCTTTAGGGCAATGTTTTAAGAATGGTGCTTGAATATCCTTAAACATACTACACAACTTTTCTTCGAGTTCTGCTGAAAATTGAGGAGTGGGAATTCCATTAATCCTATTAATGATATAATTGATGTGTTCATAATACTTATTTATTCGCAATCTTTTCAAAATTTCCCTCATCTTATTATAAGTGATGTTCCTCGTATCCGTTATCTTCTCCTTCTTAATTTCATTCAAAATCTTCTCAAAAACCTCGTTAGGTATATCAGTGCTTTCTTTTCCCTGAACTTGATTACACCACTCCCTGAAATGATTAATCCGCTTATAACTGAAATGAGAGGTATCTTTGGTATTTTGCTTAAGAATTGGACGGTTCTGTTCTACTAATAAGGGTTCTTGACAACCACAGGAACTACAAATCATAATTGCATCGGTTTGGAAGCAAGTTAGCGGGGAATAGCATTTGCGACACAATTCCCTATTATCGTGATAAATCTTCTTTATATGATTATTATTAGTAATAGAGAGATATTCATCGACGAGCGAACTCTTCTCCATAACTTTATTATCGCCACTATCATCGCTATCATCATCATTATCTTTGCCCTTGTCTAAATTTAAATTAAATGATTCAATAATTGATTTATTTTTATATTTGGTATTTTTATAGGAATTATTTGATTGCTTTTCGAGGGTATCATAATAATTAAAGAGGATATAACTGGTGTTTTCATAATACTCAATTTCATTTATTGTATTGATATTCCTAAGTTGTTCTTTAATCTTGATTATGTCTTCCCTTATTTTAATATTACTGCTCCACAAATCATTATAATAATTATTATTGGTGATACCTTCATTATTAGATTTAATAATCAATCTATTAATTTCATTATAGACATCTTCCAAATCCTTGATTTTATTTAAGGAATTTTTTTCTTCAATAATTTTAGCAGAATAATTATTAATAATCTTCGTATGCATTGCATCTAATGTTGCTATCTCTTTATTATTATAAACTCGCTTCTTATTTGTCTTGTCTTTAAACATAAGTGAATGTTATATCTAAATTAAATGTGTATAAATATGCTTATATAATTGAAATGTATTATTTTAATTGTTATTTTTTTTCTCCTATTATAGTATAAAGAATATAGCATAAATGGGTGGTGGTCTTCTTCAACTTGTTGCTTATGGCGCTCAAGATGTTTATTTAACTGGTAATCCTCAAATTACTTTTTTCAAAGTAGTTTATCGTCGTCATACTAATTTCGCTATGGAAGCAATCCAACAAACTTACAGCGGAACTGCTTCTTTTGGTAATAGCATAACTTGTCAAATATCTCGCAATGGTGATTTAATTCATCGCACCTATGTTGTTGTAACCGTCCCTAATATAACTGGAACATCTGGTGATAAGTATGTGAATTATCTTGGTCTTCGCTTATTAAAGGATGTTTCTATAGAGATTGGTGGTCAGCCAATTGATAAGCATTACTCTGATTGGTTATACATCTGGAACGAACTTTCATTACCTCGCGGAAAACGCTGTGCTTGGGAGTTTATGGTTGGTGCTGATCAGGATGTAACGAGAAACGGCGCTACCTTATATATCCCTCTTGAATTCTGGTTCTGTCGCAATATCGGCCTTTCACTTCCATTAATCGCTCTTCAATACCACGAGGTTAAACTCAAAATTACTTTTGAAGATGCTTCTAAGTGTGTTTATTCAATGGCTGGCGGTGGCGTTAATACCACCGATGCAACTGGCTCTTGGAGTTTAACCTCAGTTGATATATGGGTTGATTATATCTTCTTAGATACCGATGAGCGACGAAAGTTCGCGCAATTATCCCACGAGTATTTAATAGAACAGGTTCAATACTTCACTGAGAGCCTCAGTTCTTCAAGCCAGCAGAATTATCGCATCAACTTCAATCACCCTTGCAAGGAGTTGGTCTGGGTTGCTAAGTTAAGTGGTGATACCAATCGCAATCAATGGTATAATTATACCATCAAGGCTAACAAGAGTTTTGCTGCTGGTAATGATGTATTCGGGCCCGGTTTCACAACTCAAACTTATGAAAATAGCTTATTCTCTCTCTCAACAGGCGCTGATAATACCAGCACTGATTACTTATCAAATATTGCCTATAACATTGAACCAGGTTTCCATAGCGATGCCGTAAATCCTTTCACCAAGTGCTTATTGCGATTAAATGGAAATGATCGTTTTGCTGAGCGTGATGGTTCTTACTTCAATTATGTCCAGCCTTATCAGCATCATACCAATATCCCTGCAAATAGTGGTATTAATGTTTATTCCTTTGCCTTAAAACCTGAGGAGCATCAGCCATCTGGAACTTTAAATATGTCTCGCATAGATAGTGCTATCTTACAATTAACCAATAATTCTTCAGTCAGTGGTCAAGTTCAAATTTATGCAACTAATTANNAATGTTCTTCGTATTCTTTCAGGTATGGGTGGTTTAGCCTATTCTAATTAAAAATTAATTGTTCTTTTTTTTTCTCCTATTATAGTATAAAGAATATAGCATAAATGGGTGGTGGTCTTCTTCAACTTGTTGCTTATGGTGCTCAAGATGTTTATTTAACTGGTAATCCTCAAATTACCTTTTTCAAGGCAGTTTATCGTCGTCATACTAATTTCGCTTTAGAGGCAATAGAGCAAACCTTCAACGGAACTCCTGATTTCAGCCAGCGTGTTTCTTGTCAAATTTCTCGCAATGGTGATTTAATTAATCGTGTTTATCTCCAATTACGATTAACAGGAACAACTAATTATTGTAAGTATTTTGGCTTACGCTTGGTTAAGCAAGTTGATATAGAAATTGGAGGACAGCGTATTGACCGCCATTACTCTCACTGGTTATACATCTGGAATGAGCTTTCATTACCTGTATCTAAGCGTGAGGGCTATAATGATATGGTCGGTGCTTATGGTGGAACTGTTGGAACTAACATTAACAAGACCTTATATGTCCCTCTTGAATTCTGGTTCTGCCGTAATGTGGGTCTCGCTCTTCCCTTAATTGCTCTCCAATATCACGAGGTGAAGATTTATGTTGCCTTTGAGGATGTGGCTAATTGCTATGAAAGTTCTGCTGGAACTCCTGCTAAACCTTCTTTCACTGCCTCATTATGGGTTGATTACATCTTCTTAGATACTGATGAACGCCGTCGTTTCGCTCAATTATCCCACGAGTATTTAATAGAACAGCTACAATTCACTGGCGAGGAGGCCTTAACTTCTACTAATGTAAAGGCTAAACTCAACTTCAACCATCCTTGCAAGGAGTTAATATGGTTTGTAACTAATTCTGCAAATAATACTAATAATTGGTTTAATTATACTACTGTTCGCAATCCTTTTGGAACTACAGGCAATTATTCCTTCAATGGTTTCAATAAAATGCTTGTGACTGATGGTGTGAGCGGAAATAATAATGAGCTCAATTATCCGGCCAACCCGACCGTAAATGCTAAGTTAGTTTTGAATGGTAATGACCGCTTTGCTACTCGCTCTGGTAATTACTTCAATTTAATACAACCTTACCAGCATCACGAGAATATACCACGAAATGCTGGTATTAACGTCTATTCCTTCGCCTTAAAACCTGAGGAACATCAACCATCAGGAACTTTAAATATGTCTCGTATAGATACTGCTATCTTAAATATGACTATCTATAATAATACTACCAGCACTAATAGCTGGGCTAATAAGGGTTATGATGTAACTACTTCGACTTTATATGTGTATGCAACTAATTATAATGTTCTCCGTATTCTTTCAGGTATGGGTGGTTTAGCCTATTCTAATTAAAATTAATTGTTCTTTTTTTTTCTCCTATTATAGTATAAAGAATATAGCATAAATGGGTGGTGGTCTTCTTCAACTTGTTGCTTATGGTGCTCAAGATGTTTATTTAACTGGTAATCCTCAAATTACTTTCTTTAAAGTAGCATATCGTCGTCATACTAATTTCGCTATAGAAGCGATAGAGCAAACTTTCAATTCTACGGCCAGTTTTGGAAATCGCATAACTTGTCAAATAACTCGCAACGGTGATTTAATTAATCGTGTTTATGTTCGCGCAAGTTTCAATAACACGGCTACTGATGCAACCAATGCTACCGATGAGAACAATGGTTTCGCTCTTGTTCCTTATTTCGGTCTTAAATTACTTAAGGAGATTGAACTTGAAATCGGTGGTCAAAAGATTGATAAGCATTATGCCGAATGGTTATACATCTGGAATGAGCTTTCCCTTCCTTATGGAAAGCGCGATGGCTATTATACGATGGTAGGTGGTGATAAATATAATCATTCCATTTATTTAGGTGCAGGCCAATCTTATGTTGTCCATATCCCTCTTGAATTCTGGTTCTGCCGTAATGTAGGTCTCGCTCTTCCCTTAATCGCCCTTCAATATCACGAAGTTAAGATAAGCATTGCCTTTGAATCGGCTGCTAATCTCATTGATGCTTCTGGTAATTATTCAAATAAGGCTTTTGCTATGCCTAAGAAGGGAGGTGCTATTGATACTACCACTACTTTATTAAATTCAGCTTTAGCCAAAGCCTCCACTGCAACCCAATTCTTAACCTTAACTGACGTTTCATTATGGGTTGATTACATCTTCCTTGATACCGATGAACGCCGTCGTTTCGCTCAATTATCCCACGAGTATTTAATAGAACAATTACAATTCACTGGAAGCGATAATATCACTGGTGGAACAAGCACCAAGAGCATCCGTATGAACTTCAATCATCCTTGCAAGGAGCTTGTTTGGTATGTGAAGCCTACTAAGTCTGGTGCAAGCGCTGCTAATCTTTATTGGAATAACTTCAGTAGCCGAAATACCGACAATCAAGTATTTATGGGTAAAAATCCGATAACTAAGGCTAAGATACAATTAAACGGCAATGATCGCTTCGCTGAACGTGCCGGCGAGTATTTCTCCTTAGTCCAGCCTTATCAGCATCACGAGAATACCCCTGACCCCTACCACGAGGGTATTAATGTCTATTCCTTCGCCATAAAGCCTGAGGAACATCAACCATCGGGAACTTTAAATATGTCTCG